TTGCTATTATTGGGGGCTGTTGGGGTTTTCTTTGCATCATATGGAATATCAATGCTTGGCTTCTTAGTAAGAACTTTGTCTAAATATTGATTTGCGTAATCTTTGCTTGCTTCTTTACCATTGTCCGGTAAAATTTCTTGAGTTAAGACTGTATCAGCTTGATTAGCATAATTATCATTTTCACTATTGATACTGTCATTGTAGTCAGTAGTCATTACTCTAACTTTATTAATATTGCATCCAAGTTGTTGAGCAATCTGCTGAATCATTGGTTCTGTTGCTGGATATTTAAATTCAGCTTTAATGATTGTGACACTTTGATTTTCTTCTGCACTAGGGAAACCATATGGGTTCTTTTGTATTGGAGTGGTCTTAGGGTCTTCAATTTTAACAGGATCAAATTTGTTCAAGTTGTACGAGAACATGTCTAGAAAGTTTTTGTCAAGTTCACCTACGATTTTAATCGTATAGCGATATGTATGTACACTTTCAGTTAAGTAATGTCGAAGGCTTTTCATTGTATTATTCCTATAATATATTTATCAATATCACGTTTTTTTGCTAGCCAATATCTGTTTGAGTAACTCATTTCTGTCAACTAAACTACCCTCTCCTAATGGAGTGTTTTCAATTTCTTCAGTTTTGCCTGCAATCTTTTGATCTAATCCAGCTTTTTTAAGCTGTAAATCTAGCATTTTTAACTTTTTATTAATCTTAGCTGTCTTAGCTGTAATGGCATGACCTAGCATACTACTTGCACTATTGAATATTTCACTAGCAAAACGACTATCAACTTGCATACCCAAATCCATCAAGTCTTTGTAGCTGTCAGTGGCTAATTGTGCTAAAGTGTCCATCTCAGTATCACTTGCTTCTAAGCCACGAACCTGAGGTAATGCATTTTCAATCTTTGTTAGTGTGTCGTATGCTTCTTGGGTGACAATATCCACTTCTACCTTTTCAAGCATATGTTCGTTTGCATCTGTATCGTCGGCTGGGAGTTCAAATAACTCAGACAATTTTTTAGTCATACTATAATCCTATTATAGTAGTATTTATTACTTACGTCTGCCGCTATGAAAAAGGTCATCTTCGGTGATGACACGAAATGTAAAACGATTCTGTATACAATAGGCTCTTGCCGCCGCCCATTTAGCGTGATTTACTGCTACTACTGCACGATCTCTAGCACTGGCAACACGGCTTTCAATTAGACTTTGTTTTTTTGGTTTGATTTCAACCATTTCAGCAACTTGCTTGCCGAATTTATTTTCGTACACGATGAAAAAATCAGGGATATAATTTGAACGTTTGCCGGTGATAGGATTCATATACGGGATAGCAATTGATTCACTAGCCCATTTGAGTACACTTTTGTTATTGTCACAAAAGCTCATAAATGTGAATTCCCATCCACTGCGATAACGAGGTTTGTGATTGCCCATGTACTTTTCAGGATGACGCACCTCATATATACCCTGAGCAAACTTAGCCATTATGTAACTATATTTCGTTGTACTAGTGCTGTAGTTTCAAGTTTAGTATTTCCTTGAATGTTAGCTAATAGAGTCATTGCATCTTGACCGGTAATGCTGACAATTCTAAACAGCATTGTTGTAAAGTTGTTTGCTGTGTTAGTAGTAGCACAAACTGATTTAAAATACGAATTAACGATATCATATATATCCGCACTAATAGAATCTTCGTAGTTGTAAAAACTATCAAAAACTCTTACCGTGTTGTCTAATTGTGTTTGGGGTCCGTCGATTATTCGTGCCATATAAATACCTCTACTGTATTTATTAAGGGCCAGGTGGTACTTGAGGCTTTGTTGCAACACCCCTGAACAGTGTTCCTAATGCATTATTAGTTTGCGTAACAACTGAGGAAGATGCTGCCGGAAAATTAAACAACGTATTTCTATTAGGTGTTCCTCTAATAGTATCTGCGGCTAATCCAAGTGCATCTGATTTGGCAGCGTTTAATAAACTTTTGGGGTTCTTAAAGGTATTTAATAAACTGCCACCGGACCTTATAGCACCTAGAATATTAATGTTACCATTTTCATCCGGTGTTAGGTCATCAATGATGCCCGATGCAGTATCTAATAATCCATTTGGTCCTAATATAGAAGCGTTTGTTCCTGGCATAGCAATAGGACTTAATGTTCTATCGTAGTGAGCAACATCGCCAAATTGTTTAACGATTTCTCCCGGACTTCTGCCGTTAATAGCACCTGAATAATACTTAACAGTTTCATACTGAATACTCATAGTGTTTTCCATAGTACCGTTTTCAGCATAATTATAAGTATCGTGACTAAAATTTTCGATGATAGGGTTTACATATGTATACAATGAAAAGTTGTGTTGGTTAAAGCCATATACATTGATGGTTCTAAAGAACGATGGCTTAGACGAACCAATATTATTTCCCGTTGCCGGCGATGTACCTTCACCTATATAGCCCCAATCGTGCCCGGTTGTTGTAACCGGATCATATATGTCTCTGCCACTAGTAATACCCGGACTCATATCAGGTGTTGCGGCATCTTTATAATAATATGTATAATAAGTGTGCCAAAGTTTTCTTATCAAATCTTTGTTATCATCGTGAAATGCAATTGATATAGGATCATATTTGATTTTAGTTTGTACAATACGTTTACGATTGTATTGATTCATTGTATGAAGGTCGAAACTATAGCTAGGTAATTTAACTGATTTAACTGCTAAACCAAAGTTTTTATCTTCTGCTAATGTTGGCCAAGATTTTGATGCAGGTATCTGGTCAGTGTTTATATCAAAGTACACATGGAATAAATGCTTAAACTTGGGAGCATAAGCATAATTATTAGGCCTAAAGGTTTTACTTGCGTGAGTGTAGTCACGCAAGTAATCATTTCCGAAGAATCCTTTAGCTACATCAGTCAATAAAGACTTGATAACGTCAGCCATTTTGATTAGCCGATACCAGTAACCGAAGTAGATCCAAACGCACGACCAACAGAAGTACCAAGACCACTAGTTAGTGGAGACTGAACTGCGTTATCAAAGCGAACTGACAACTGAATTGTTACAGGTTCGTTGCTCTTATAGTCCAGGTTGTTATAGTTAGCTGACTTAATGAAACATCCATATAATTCCCATGTTTCTAAAACATTAGGGACCAATGTACCATTTCCACCATCTAATAATTCATAGCTAAGTTGAAATTTATAATCTCCACCGGCTGCGGCTGATGCTTGTTCAACAAAGTCAAATTGTTTCTGTAACTGTTGACCAACTAATTTAGTAACGTTGCCACCTGCATCATCACGCAAGTTAATTTGTGTTTCTGCCCAAGTATGTTTACCAGCTAAATAAATTTTACTGTTGTAAATATCTAATGCTACTTCGTCAAAACTAACACTTGGACGTTGAATGTCCATAACTTGTTTAGTAAGTTCTTGTGTAGAACCACCTGTACCAAAGTTAATGAATAATGCTCTGAAACGATATTGTAGTTTCGGCATTAACAAACCTTGCGAACTAGGTGTGTTGTCTGCTCCGACTGTCATGTTGAACAATGATTGTGAGGCTATTGCCATTTTGTATCTCCTATATAATTATTTATCTTAAATAACTCCCCGTTTCCGGGGGTTATATTTTAGCCTTGGCCCAATGCCCCAGTGTTCAATAAACGAACTGGTATGTAGATAAATTCCGCTGCAATTTGTTGACGAGTTAATGCATCATTTGGTTCGAATATGAAAGGACGAGCCGCAACTTGCAAACGCTCACGAATATACGCTACTAAACGAGCAACGTTAATACGATCCATAGCACTTTGTGTGTCTTGTGAATTCTTATTACCATAGTTCAACAATCCAACACCAGTGAAGAATGCGATCGGGTTGATCTGGTTAGTATAAAGAACGTCACGGATGCTCATACGATTCTTAATTACTTGGAATTCACCAGTAACTGAGTCTAAGTAACCAATGTTTGTAGCATTGTCAATATTACCACGGCGTACACCAGCTGGAGCTAACCAAGGATAAGCAATAGTATCATTACGTAATAATGCACGTAACATCAAGTGACTTGCCGGAACAACAGCAGGAGAACCAGATAAATCTGATGTAATACCGCTTGGATAGAATACACCCATATAACTATCACGTGTTACCATACCATCTTCACCGCTGGACGTTGCAAATGCGGCATTAGTTGCCCAATTTGTCAATGCGGTAGCTTGGTCAGCTAAACGCAACGGAGTGTCACCTACAACATAACCTGTGTTATGACGGTCATTGTTTAGCGCAACCATGTCAGCCATTAGTTCTGGATAACCAGGAGTAGCGATCAAATTAAAGAAATTGTCTTCTTCACGAATTGTTTGATTAGTACCAATTGCTGATTTCAATGCTGCCACCACCATAGCACGTTGTGCTTTACGACCCATGTAAGCTGAACCATCTGCCTTCAATCCACTAGCACTTACCCATGCATGACTTACTAAAGGTAAGTTAAGATTAGATGAAGTGTTACTAGGATCATATGCGCCTGCGTTAGGGAAGTCTTTACCAGTAAAGCGTTCTTTTACAAATCTTTTTACATTGTATCCCGAACGGCG